CAACTTTATTTTGACCTTGAACTTGCTCAAGTTGCATATCTGCTTGTGCTTTTGCTGCTATAGACTGCTGCTGTGATTGTGCATTCATCTCAGAATTCATCTGAGCTCTTTGCATATCATCACGCATCTTCTTTTTCTTAGCCTTAGAAAGATACATTTCAGCAAGTTTGTAGTTCTTTATATTCCTTACCTTAAATGCATCTTCAAACTCAATGGCATTAGCTGAAATTGCAGTCTGAATCATCTGATTCAAGAATTGCTTTTCGTTATCATCTGGCAATGCTTCTACCTTAACATCAAATACTTTATCTTTAACATCATTTGCTGAAAGATAGTTTCTATATGCTTTTCCGCCATATAGAACTGAATCGTATAGAAGTAAAGCAATCTTATAAGCTGTTTGTGTGTATATACTCAAATATGCATCATATAGAAAATCAGTAGCATTGTTTGATGCCGCAATTTGAGACTGCTGAACTCCAAGACCAAGCTTTGGATTTACGGATGCTCCTTCACGGTATTCGTTTACTCCAATCTCATCACGAAGCCTATCAAGGTAGTGGTTGTAAACAGTTATTAACTCTTGGATTTGACCAATAGAAGCATTGTTTGGTGCTTCTGTAATGGGCACTCCATTAATATTGTCTCCATCCTCTGTACGTCTTCTGTAGTATATATTACCAGTCTGGTCGTAGATTCTTTGAATCTCTAGTGGAGTAATATTCTTACCTTGACCAAGATTAATATCTGATAGAGAGTCTATATCAATAATCAAACCAGATGGTCTGAGTTTTGCTATGAGTTGTTGGATTTTAAGATGTGCGAGAGTCATCTGGCGAATAGATGTTTCCATTCTTTCTGGAATAGCCATATTCTCAAGATCAAGATTCTCATGCATGAATATGCTGTAGCTGAAATAAACATCAGCAATTTCTTTAGCCTGTGAAGGCTTAATCATATTTTTTGCAATCCCCCATTCTAGCATGATATTAGAATTGAGAACATATGCACCTCTATAAATAACCTGCATATCCTTCTTCATCAACTCTTTATTCTCTCCAAGCCTTTGCGGTTCTTTTTCCCTTCTCTCTACAATAAGGTTGCCGAACTTATTGATTCTTGCCTGATATATTAAAGAATCTACTGATTTGATTTCAAAGTCAATAACATCTACGCTCCAATCATCATATGGTCTATCTATGTTGTATCTAAACTTCTCTTGCCATTTTACAGATGAGTTGTAATTCTTTGATTTCTTAGCAATATCAAATAGCTTCTCCTCATCCATATCTGGATATTGCGTTCTTACATCTGTTATTTTCATTGAGATGATTTCTCCGATAAAAGACATATCACGAAAATCATCATAGTCTGAGAATGAATATATTAGATTCTCTGGAACCACTCTGCGTACTGTTATCTTGCCATCTTTGCCTACATTCACCTTTGTGCATCCAAGTCCAGTTTCAATAACATCTTCAAGAACCTTTCTTTTTATTACACTCCAACCATTTATATCCAGTACATTGGTAATACCTTTCTCAAATAAAATCTCCTCTGGAATTTGGAACTCTTGAAAAAATAGTTCAAGCTCCTCGTAGTCTTCTGGTGTATATGCATTATCTGGAATTAACTTTAAACCAGCAATTTGTTCAACTTCTCTAACCTCTGTGCCAAAATTCATTCTAAACTCTGCATCTTCTTTTTCAATTTTTTTTCTTTCTGTAGATATTGGATCAACAGCAGATACCCTGATCTTCTCATCACGCTTCATAAATCCACCAATCATAACCTGGATAAACTTAGGGGCAATGGCTGGTGCTTTCATGTCAAGGTTGACAAATGCCTCTTTACCATCTACGTTCATCAGATCAAGAAATTCAGACATAGGCTGTCTGCCTCTGGCAAACTTCCTGTTCTTTTCAAACTTCTTGTTTCTTTTGTTAAAGTATCCTGTATTGAACGCCTTCTCCAAAAACTTGGATATCTTTAGGCCCTCCTTCTCATCTCTCTTAGATGAGGTTTTCCCAAGATGGAAATTGAGTATCTCTTTATTGTTTTCCATAATATATAGCAAAAGTACAAATTAGATTGTTAGATTGTATGTTCTCAAAGGTATGGAAACCGATGCCTTTTCTTGCTTCTTTCCTTCCAAAGAAACACCTGAAAGCAAAGAAATCATAAAAGCTACGGTTCTATCGTACACAGTTCTGTTTTCATGGTCATACTGAAGAAGTTCCTCCAGTAGATCAGGGAACACTATTTTCTCACAATGGTTCTCTACATATGTTATGCATGTATCAAGCTGCCTAGCTAGTGCAAACGCATCACCAGATGTAACTCCATACTTTACAACATGCCTTCTTTTGTTCTTGTCAATAGCAGATTCTGGCGTTCTCATCAAATATCCTTTAAACCCTTTATTTGTAAAGTAGTCTACAAAGTCATCTCCAACGTCATTCTCGTAACAAGCCTTATACCCCCAGAATACAGCAGCCTTTAACATCTCATCGTGGAACAATGATTTTAGCCTAGGCCTATCTACATATTCCGCTATTGGCATACCGGTGTTGTTCGGATCATTGATGTCGTATCTCTCAAACACATAACATGCACCCATAGATCCTTTACCGGATATTACGGAAGATTTGAATGGGTCAATACCAGAAACATACTTGTGTGCATTTGCTGGAGATTTTATACCATCATGCTCTCTTACTTTATTCTTTTCATCATCATCTGGAAACTTCTGAATCATCCATGGTCCATCTTTATCATCTGCCCAGTCAACAGATTTATCATCTTTCCAAAATAACCTTACCCTTCTAAGTCTAACTTTTTCTTCTTTCAGAAAGTCAATCTGGTTGTATATTTTTTCAGAGTTGAAATAGCATTTCTTTTGGTCAATCATGAATGCTTCTTCTTCCGTAAAAGGATTCATCCTGATCTCCTCTGATAATGCTTTCTTGTCTTTTATAAGCTTTCTTTGTTCTATGAGGTACTCTTTTGCACCCATAGTTATATTCATACCATATCTCTCTTTGATGTACTTTTTTTGTGATTCTGTAGGTGTATCTATTATAGACATTCCGTACTCATCTATAAACCCTTCGTATCCATCATATGCTGGGCAGAAGTATCTATAAAGTCCACTTGCTGTGTATTGATTCGCAAATTGAGAACTCTCGTCAAATATTGCCTTGTAAGGCTCACCACCACTCTTTGCATCGTTTGCGGTAGATGGTATCAAACAGAATCCAACTTTGATAGCACCACGAGTAAGGGTCTTTTTTACGATAGGCCAGTATTGGTTTACGGGAACTTCTTTAGGAAACTTACCAGCCTCATCTATAAGCAGTGCAGATACCCTTCCAGAATCATAGGAGTTTAGAGCTGTATTCTTAAAATTTATCTTAGACTCAAGTCCAATGTCATCATCAAATATCTGCCCCTTTTCTCTGCCCTTAGTTTTCCTCTTATCTTTCTTTTTCTTGAATACCAGCTCAGTCTTGGTTTCTTCATCCTCTACCCTTGGCTTTAGAAATATTGGAAGATTCCTATAGCCATTCATCACCATATAGATAAATGCATCAGATGCGTCTTTACCAGTCTTTGATACTATACCGCAGAATTGTTTTTTCTGGGTAATGGACTTCCATACCAAATAGCATGTTGCTTGAGAAGTAGCACCCTCTCTACGCTTCTTAATCCTTACGATTCCATAGCACTGTGGTAGCTTCTCACAATAGTCTTGGAAATAAAAGTATCTCCTATCGGTATCTCTATAGTCTGGTGAATTTCCATCTTCGAGTGTCCAATAATTTAAGTAGAAGTAGTGAAGTCCAGTAATATAGGTTTGGGTTCCGTTGTTGTAAAACCAGTACCCATTCTTAATTCTTTCACCTTCTTTTGTAATGAACTTGATTTGTTCATCTGAGTATATCGCATTTCCATCTTCATCAAACTCAAGGTCATCAAAATCTTCTGGAATAGGAGTTTTGGTAAACTTTTGTTTTTTACTAGATATGTAGCTGGGCTTTTCTGGAAGCCTGTACTCAATACCATATATCTGTTCAATACTCATTTAATCTTTTTAGTGAACTTGTGTATCTTATTAGCTTCAAGTCTTCCAATAGCATTTAGACAATATATCAATCTTCCATTCTCTCTTTTAACATCAACCTTTTCAATCATCTTCATCTTTTTAAACTTAAAAATCAAATAGTAGTAGTTTAGACCACTTTCTCCCAAATCCCTAGTAAAGTCTTTTTTAGAGAAGAAATCATATTGGTTTGCCCATAATAAGAATGAGCATTCCGACAATGTGTAGTCCAAGGTTTCTGCCATAAAGTTACACATTGCTAAAAACTTATATGCGTTCTCGGTAGAAAAGTTTACTT